ATGCAACATTTCTAACTGCTCTTTCGTCATGATAGGGAACTTGCAAGTCCGATATTACGACAATTTTTTTCAAGGTTAATCCTCGTCATCCTCGTAGTAACCAGGTTGTTCTGGCAACCAATTTGGTGTTGGAAGTATTGTTGCTGGATAGGTTTGTGGTGCGGTTATAAGAAACAACGCATGATCGCAACTAAATCCTGCTCGTCTAAGGCTCTTGTAATACTCATTCAAGCCAATGCAGTATTGATCCAGTGCTGAGTAATCAGTAACATCAATGACTTTTCTGCGCGCCATAATTAAATTATCGCTCTAGAAGTATGTTGTAAATCTCATCGACACGCGAATTAAGTCGCTTAATTTCGCCAAGTAAATGAGTAATGACATAACCAGACAAGCCGCCTATGACTGAAACTGTCGCTATGTATAGCGTAAGAAAATCTTGTTGGTTCATTTCTTAGGAGTTGCGTATCCAAATACGCCAGCAAGAACTGCCCAAAGAATGGCACGATAATCAATGTCAAAATTAGATGCTGCCCAGGCTGACAGAAATGCGCCAAGGGTTAGAAAGATTGGATTCTTGATATTCATTACTCTCCTAGGATTGGTAGTTTGAACTTGCTTTTATCTTGATCTCCCAGTGGTGTAAAACTGATATGAATATGGCTGGTGTGTGGATAGCCTGAATACTTGCGCCACTTCCAGAACATAATTCGACTTGCTATTTTGCCATTATAAATAACATAACTTATTCTCTTATCGGTCTTGCCCAAGATTCTAAGTTGATTTGCAAGATAGTGTGCGTTATTGGCTGCCCCACCAAGGTCAGAATCAACATCGATGGCACGAACCGCCCCCGTAGATACACAAGGGTTATGATCCGACTTAGTTGATCGGTGACGCTCATCTCCGATCCATCCATCCGAACGCTTATCTCTATCTGGAAAGGAAGAATTTATTTGCCTTCTCAGAGTTTCAGCGGATTTACTTAGGAAGGGTTTCATCTTCAACAACTGGAGTTGGAATTGGTTCTGGACTAATAAACAAATCTTGTTCTTTGTCGTAAGAGTCGCCAATACCAGCAAACTTTCCACGAATCTTGTGATTATAGGAAGTTTGAATCCAAGTGCCACCCATACCTAAATCTTTAGCCAGGTAAGTTTGACCGCGCTTTTCGTGTTCATCTGGAACTAAAAGAACGCGAATTACTTTGTTATCTTTATCTAATTCTGCAAAGTGAGCCATTATTGTAACCATCCTAATCTGCAATATCCTGAAGCGCCGTTACCGCCAACATTTGCGCTTGAACCTTTAGCACCGCCGCCACCTGATCCACTATTTGCAACCGCCGCATTTCCTGGGCTTGTGCCACCTATGCCACCGCCTAGACCCGCTCCGTTTGTTGTTCCAACGGCATAGTTAGAAATACCACCTGTGCCGCCTGAACCTTTACCAAAAACACCTAATCCGCCAGCATTTTGGTTGATTGTGTTAGCACTTTCCTTACTTCCAAACCCTGCGCCAGAACCACCAGCACCGCCGTTTTCTGTGTTGCTGTTAGTTCCATAACCACCATTTAGATTAGTTGGTGTTCGCGTAACATTTCCACCACCACCGCCACCACCTGATGCAGTTAAAGTTGAAAATGTGCTATCTGTTCCATTTGATCCAACGGCACCTGTGTTTGCACCACCTGCACCACCGCCGCCAATTACAACATTATAAGAAGTTCCTGGAACAACTGTAAGTGTTGTGCTAATAACTAAACCGCCACCACCACCGCCACCGCCACCTGCCGCCGCGCTAACACCACCGCCACCACCACCGCCACCAGCCAATAAAACTTCGACTGCATAAACGCCAGATGGTGCGACCCATGCTGTTGTGCCAGAAGTAAATTCTTGTGTTCTTTGTGCTGGACCAGCAGGAAATTTATTGACTGCCATTATGACAACTCCGTTCCAAATGCGTTGAATGAGATATTGGCTGAGGAAGCATAGACACGCAATTTGTCCGTTGTCGCCATTGTAATTCCAAGGGTTAAAGTGATAAATCCTGATCCTGGAACTGTTGCGTCATAAACTAGATAATCTTTATTTGCCAACGCTGCGCCAGCAAGTGATTGGGAGATTCTAAAAGTAGCATCAGTAGCAGCACGATTAGCAACTGTGATGGTAGAAATAATTGAGGAAGTTGCCGCTGGCACTGTGTAGAGATCAGTGCTAGTCGTAGCCGCTGGTGCAGCCTGTCCAAGTGTTTTGTAAGTTGTTGTTGCCATGATTATGCTCCCATGAGTAGGAATGGATGAGGAATTTCGCCTTTGAAGTTTTCAATTGTGTCTACTGTTGAATCGATGGCATTACCAAGGGTTCGCATTGCAAGTGCGCCATCTTTCACATAAGCGGTATTGTCTGGTTCTGCCCAGCCATAAAAGGGGCTAGTTGCCATCGTTCTCCTTAGTCATCATAGGTAACCCATTGTACCGCAGGGTCTACCCCCGACCATATATCAACGGCAGGAACATCCTGCCATCGTGTCGGGGTTACGGAATATGAGTAATCGCTTGAACTTAATGTCAGCGACATTTGGTATCGGTTTATTGAAAATGAATAACCTTCAACGAATCCTCTGTAAGTAGTGTTCTTAATTGGGATTGGAAGGCTATCAATTTGGATTGGTTCGCCCATTGCCATTGCTAGGAATTTATCCCGATTGGCATCGCTAACTACACTTGAATCAACTTGCACTGTAAATGAAGAAAGTGAGGTTCTTGGGTAAGCGCGCAACGCAATATAGCGATCTGCTTGAACTATTGCATCGGCGGCATTGTGAAGTTCTGTATTGACTGAAGCGGCAACAATTCCATAAGTAACCTGGCTAGTCGGATCATCTGCTGATTCTGTTCCTGCTCGATAAGTAACGCTTACTGCGTTTGTTATGTCTGCTAATGTCTTTTGGCTAGCAATACCGCCCCATAAAATATAAGACTCTGGAATTGTTAAATAACCATTATCACGCGCATCAACAAATCGATGGGATTCATTAGCAAACCCGACTTCATAGGATGGCGTTTCATAAATATAACCAAAGGCTTGTGTTGCATAACTAGCAGCCAGAGTATAGGCATCTGTAACTGGTGGGGTTGTTGCCATGAATTCATAAACGCCAGGAGTATCAACTACATCGATTGAAGCGCCAGCATCGTTAAAGATTCTGGTCATACGAACATCATCCATCTCTTTAGCCCAGGCTGAACCGCCAATAATCTTTCGACTCATATCAGCAAATGGACCAACGGCAGTTATGGTTTGAATGGCAGAAGTAGCGACTGAGCCTGAAGCATCGATTGTATTATCAACGCTGGTTATTTTGCCTGTAAATAAAGTTACATCTGCACCTGCTGAGTTCTTTACCTTAACTATGACAACCTGGTTCATATCGAACCCATGATCAGTGCCAGTAGTGTTTAAGATTGAAATAGTGGCAAAACTAGCGCGAGCCTGTTCCCAAATAGAAGTGCGACCATAACCAATTGAAACATTCCACAAGGTTAAAGAAGTGTGGGCAACTCCATTGATGACTACTGTCGGCTGAGGATTCCAGGCGGTCATGCACCCACCAATAGCGATGAGCCTACGCGGTTAAATGAGCCGCTAATTGTTGCCTCACGATTAAGGATATTGGCTATCTGGCGAGCAGTAGATATTGGATCGATTGCGCCATTGACTGTGATATTTACTGTGTTGCCACCCATTGCGCCATTTGGAATAATTGATCCGCTGGTTGAAGAGGTAAAGAGTTCTGGACCATTTTCTCCAACTAGGTAAGTAGTGCCAGCAGATACTGGACCACCAGCAGCGCGACCACCACCAAACACACCACCAACTGCTTTAGTAATTGGGTTATTTCTAACAAAACTTACAAATGCAACAATAGCGTTATATGCACGATCAATGATATTTACCAGGCTTGAGAAGAATCCGATGACTCCACTGATTGCCACGCCTAAAACCTTGAACGCTGCTCCTAGAACTTCACCAATAAATGGTGCAAAATAAGTTTTAACAAACTCAAAGATAGCCTTGACGAATACAAAGAACTTGCTTAATTCGGTTGAGTTTTCTCCTACGGCTTCTGAAACTTTTGAAAATGCTTCTCTGATGCCTTCAATAATTGGAGAGAAGAAACCTTTAACAAATTCATAAATTGACACAAGGATTGGAAGGACATTTTCCTTTAGGTTTCCAGCGAACTTAGATATTGTCGGGATTGCCTTATCAACAAATAATGAAACCATTGGAGTAATGGCATCTAGGATAAATCCGCCTACTGTTTCCTTGCCTTCATCAAATGCAACTTTAAGTCTGTTCATCTTTCCATTGAAAGTGTCAGCCTGAATTGAAGCCTGGTCTTTGAAAGTTGAAGCCAATACCGCAGTTGCAGCATCAAAGTCTTTAGACTTAATGATATTTTCATCGATGCTGACGCCTAGGCGCTTTAATGATCCAAAGTTCCCGTCATGGGCTTTTGCTAAACTTTCTGACACTTGAGTAAGTGATTTTCCTGTCGCCGCTGAAATATCTAGGGCAAGGCTTTGCAACTTCTGGGCTTCTGCAACATCCTTGGTTGAGCGAACCAGGCGATCTAGTGAAGGTCTAAGTTCATCATCTGTAACGCCATTGGCTAAAGAAGTTTTTAGAATATAATCTTCAGTTGCAGCAATTGTGGCATCTGTTGCGCCTGTAACATTCTTTAGTGAAGCGGCTAGGCGTAACTGCGCGGCTTCATCTTCTATGGCGGCTTTGACCCCATCTACGGCTAATTTGCCAGCATAGGCAACTGCGGCAACGCCAGCAGCAAGGAATGCAGCACCAGCGACTTTGCCAAACTTTGAAATCTTATCGCCGAAAGTTTGAACCTCGGCTGATCCTTTATTTAGGCTTGCGCTAAGGTCTTTTACTTCACCAAGTATCGCTAGTTTAAGCGTTCTGGAATCAGTAGCCATTATGCAAACTCCTTAATAATCTTTGAGAATGCTTCTTGCCATTCTTTAATAATATAAGGCTGGGCAGCCTTTAGTGTTGGAAATATAAAGTAACCAGCATTTCCGCGCCCTAGTGTTGGTGTTCTCTTTGGGAATTGTTTGAATCGGTTAGAACCAAATTCCATTCCACCCCATAGGCTTTTGGTAGTTCCACCACCAGAAAATCTTTGACTGGCAAACCCAAGGCTAATTTCGCCTA